AGAGAGGAATAACCTCTCTACAGAACTCCTATCCAATGGTCTTACCTTAACAGTCAATAACCTATTAGACAGAATCACTCTTACTCTACCTAATCTAACTTATCCTACTGAAGTCATTCTAAACAACATCCAAATCATTCTAATAAAGAAAACAGCTAAGAGAGAACAGGTTTACTTACACTTCAACATGGATATTGATATAGACTTTCTTAATGAGTTTCTAGAGGAAATGAAGTCTAATTACCAGATACTGGTAAGGGTAAGATAGTAGAATAGTGATTACTGGCCCGTAGAGCCTCTTATAGAGCGATTAACACTATAGGGTATACCCTAGTATACCTAACAGATTGAATTGGCTTATAGACGAAATATAAACGATTATAGAATACACTGTTAAGTGCTACTCTCTACTCCCATTTAGAGGAGTAGAGAGTAGTGTCTATATGCCGATATTCTAACAAAGGGAATAATAGATAAATACCTCCCCTAACCAGAAGGCTAGAGGAGGTATTCTCAGTATTACATTATCTAAAAGCTGGTCATTAACGGAACTGACTAGCAGATACGTTACGGATAGTTGAGCTGTAGCTTTGTTGGCTAGTAGCTACCATAGCGTCAATACCGTCAATAGCCGCTTTCTGGTGGAATTGGTCAGCACCAATCAACTTAATGCTGTCCATAAACTTCTGGGCGAAGTAGTCTACACCAGGACCGTATTGGTATACACCAGAGAAGTCAATCTGGATTTCACGAGTCTGGGACGGATTGGAGCTATCGAAGCTGGCTTCGTTATCCGGAGACATTTTCGGCCACATGTTGATACCCAACCACGCTTGGATTACCCTGCGTCCAGACACATCTGGCTCAACAAAGAGCATAGCGGCAGAGTACATATCAGGCATAGAGTCGTAAGCTTCAGTACCTGCTACTGTACCAATAGCAGCGTATTTAGTCTCAGGGTCCATCATCAACATGCGAATCCAGTAGATGATGTAGCGAGTAATGGCTAAGCCAGGACGCTCCCAGAAACTGAAGGATACCGTAGGTTGCTGTTCTGTTACGTTGGTGAATACTTCGTATTTCTGTCCAGATTTACCAAAGTCTTGACCATTCTCTACGTTCACCTCCAGTTTGTATTGCAAACCAGTGATGCGGTGACGAATGGTTTCCACCAAGTTACGCAGAATAGCGATATTGGTTTTAGCATCCGGCAGAAGCTTGAATCCTAAGGGGGCTTCTAACAGGAAACTAATAAGGGGACGAGAGGTATATTGGTGGTTGTTTACCCAAGACTGCCATTGTTTGGCATAACCAAACATACCGCCTTCTACTAAATGGGAAACAGGAGACTGAATCCCATCAGCAAAACCACCATTACCTTTAGTCATGAAAACTGGTTCTACACGAGCCATTTGTGTTTTCCTTTACTTAAAAGTATTTTTCAATTCAATGACACTACCGCTTATCCTGTTACTAGGGTAGGCGGTAGTATATACCAATTCAATGTGTTCTAGTGGATACTAGAAAGACCTTTTTAAACCGAAACTCTTACGTATTCTAGTTAATAGCTTAGCTAGAATAGCTCGTAGTCTAGAGACTACTCACTGTCCCTTCTTACGAAGTGATACCGTTAAAGTTGTCAGGTTTATCAGAACGACGATAGTTTTCAGAGTAGAAGGTCTGTACGGTCTTGATGTTGTCGCCGTATACACGAACAACAAAGTGCCAAGCCCAAGATTTGTTTTTATCAATCTCAGTCAAGTACAATTCACCCTCTACATCAATCTTACCGCCGAATTTGTTGTCTTTCACTTGGCTGTAGAACCAGGCTTCAGCTTCTTGTTTCAGACGCAATTCATCCCAGTCTTTACCGGAGAATCGACGTTGCAGTTCAGCACCGATTTTGTTTATCTCTACATGATAGAGCATGATACGGTAGTTCATCAAGGTAGAAGACTCATCTTCGTAGATGGTACGGATACCAGAGAAGTAGAGTTTACCAGACTCACTGCGCTCTACCCACATGCCGCCAGAGGCCCAAGCACGGTTACGTACCTGATAGGGCACCCAAGGATTGGATACATCAGTCAGGTATTTAACGTAGTTGTTATCACCTTCGCTGAAGTCGTAACGGATAGCTGCACGACCAGAGGTATTACCCCAGTATTTAGTGGTCATGCGAGCCAATTCGTACAGTACCGGTACGCGTTTATTGTAGGTAGACACAGAGTCCAAGAACAAACCACTGCCTTTTACTACTACTGCACGGTAGCAAGGTGTACCAAACAGAGCAGAATCAGGGAAGTTTTTCAGCTGAGCTACAATAGAAGTCAAGCGAGCATTCTCTTCCAGAGGAGTCGGAATATTCACGTCTTCCCAAGAATGTGTAGTAACACCTACCCAGCGGTCTTTACGCTGAGAGAGGTAACGACCAATACTGCGTTTGAATTCCAAGGAATAACCGGTATCCCAGAAGGTAGAGTCGTTGAAGGTAGTGGAGTCTTGGTATTTAGAGTTTACATCAGCAAACTCGTCAAGAATAGCATCTACTGCTTTCTCGAATGCCAAGTTGCTCATCTCACCATCCAAACCACCAGAAGCAGAGAGCATTTCAGATTCAATCATCAAGGCAATCTTCTCACCGGCAGCCAAAGTAGACTCATCGCCTTTTTCGTAACGGAAGGTCTGGTAAGGTGCACCATCAGTGTAGGTAGCACCAAACAGGTTAAATAGGTATTTCTCAGAAGCACGACGAGAAACATCGTAGCCAGAGAAATCACCAAACAAACCAGTATCAGTCTCTTTGGTAATGAATTTCTCCAAGAGAGCATCGATATTGCGCTGATAAACGTGTAGTTTATCGAAGTGACCAATGGTCGGAGGAGTGGTAGCCACTTCCGGTTTCAGGTTGTTGTAGTTCTTGATGAAAGTTTCACCAATACCATAAGCCAAACCTGCTTTAGAACGAGCAGAAGGATTCAAGGTGAAATCCAATTCACGAGCACCGTTCAGGCTGGTAACCACCGTACCATTGCTGGTAGGTGTCTTTTTGGCTTTAACAGAAATGCGGAAAGGATAAGAATGGGTATCGTTGTACGCATTGATGTTCAGTGGAGCAGCATCTTCAGTAGTCGGAGCCCAGATAGACAGACCTACCAGGTTACCCCAAGCACCAGGAGAAGACACAGCAAAGTCCAACAACGGTACACGTTTGGCTTTCTCACCATTCGGACCTACGTAACCTACTACGTCTTGCTCTGCACCTTTACCGAATTGGAAGATAGAAACAGTCTTACGGTTAATCTGCTGGTCTACGTAGGGAATCGGAGAAACCACGAAACGGTAGTGTACACCAGGGGCTTTTACACCGGTAGTGACTACCTTACCACCTTGACCGAGTTTGAAGCGGCCTTGGCTATCGCGTTCTGCGATTTCGATTTCAGTTTCGTAGTATTCGATAGACAAACGCAAGGCGGCCAGTTTGTTGGCTTCCTCTGGTACAATACGTTTAGCAATCACGGTACCAGCGTCTTGCAGAATACCTTGTAGGAATACAGAGGCGTGGTTATAGTAGGGTTCCATCGGGTCTAGTGTTTTAGAGCCGAATAATACGTTAAATGCAGCGCCGTCTACTACGACTTCTTCAGTCGGTCCTTTTTCAGCGTAAAAAGGAATGTAAGAGAGCAGCGGAGCGCGTGGTACATCGACCACGGTTTGTGCACGGCCTGATAGGTCTTTCGTACCTAAGTGAAAACTAGCAGGCGTTGCATTGGAAATATAAATATCCATGGATTATAATCTCCGTTACAAACAAAAATTAATCAATTTATTACTGCTTAAAACATTTTCGAAAATGTCTTTATTACCTGCTGAAAACACAGGGTAATAAACAAAAAGAACACACGCTAAGCGCAATATTCATAGTATCGAATTATTAATACCTGGCATAAAGTCGTAACGAAAATATTTACTGGAGCTTAATAAGAAGAAAAGCTATGAACTCTAGACGTAGAGTATATTAAGTAGTAAGTAATCGATTATTTATTCTTTTTGTTATAAAGGACAACAAGACATGTCTATTAAAATCTCACCCTACCACACTACGGTAGGTAAACACTTTGTCGTAAAAGACACAGAACAAGCTATTCGACAAGTCATGGGTCGAGGCTACAACTGGATTAAAGTCAATGAAGCCAACAAAACCATTTACATCTACCCTAACGACGTGATTAACAAATTCGATCACCCACTACTGGTAGAAACGGTAAAAGGTTTGGTCTACACAGCCGTAGACTTAACGGCTTTTGTTCGTGAGAATCGAGAAGGTGAATATACGGTAGCTAACCGTTCACTCTACCTCTTACAGACTTTACGTGCAGCACTCACCAGTGAAGTACTGGAAAATGGTCCTCGCATGATTAAGTCACTGCCCACCGGTGTATTGAGAAGCTATACTGATTTAATCACCAATTCCATTTCCATGGCTTTTAGCCTCAATAGCGAAGAAATCATTATCTTAAAAGTACTCTCTGCTTGGATGTACTACTCCATGCTAAGTGAACAAGAAGTGATTGGCGATATGGAATTGCAAGCCGTGATTGCTAAATTAGCTCGTGATACCGGTATTCCTTCTAATTTCTTTGTTCGCTATATTGATGGTGCGACCTTCGATAATGTAGAAGAGTTCTTAGAAGTGGTGAAAAGCAAGATTACCAATCCCGCATTACAGAAACTCAATTTAGGTTTATTCTATACTGTAGTAGCGAAAAACCTGAATTCCTCTGTTTGGATTGGTTTGGAGAAACAACAGCTCTTGGCTGTCTCTATTGAACACATTCCTTCATTCGTAGCTACTCTGGTCATGTGCCTGAGTGAGCCAGTATTTAAGAATGCTGGTTTGACTAAGATTGCCATGAAGAACCTTACTCGAGACAGAAGTCAGTTTATTCTGTCTGTTACCTCTATGGCTAATCCTGAGTAAGAACAAGATACTCCATTAGGGATAGAAACCTAGTGGAGTATACTGGAGAGAATTGAAATGACTGAATTAAGTACACCTTACTTAGTCGGACATTATATCTACAACATGTGGGCTGCTCCTTGGCAGGATAACCAAACCTGGAATAAACTCGCTCGAGTAACGCCGTTTGGAGGAGCAAGAAACCATGTAGAAGTCTTCCATGAGGATTACCAACTACCTACTAAACAAGATAGGTATCATGCCTACATGATAGGTCAGGTATACGAAGACATTTATAATCTTCCCTTACTGGAATGGACTGAACGTTCTACTTGGATTCCAATGAACGAATACTGTAAACAAACCGGTATTGTGTTCAACTTCTACACCCAAGATGGTATCAATGTACCGCTATCCCATGTCTTCTTTACTTTAACAGTAGAGAAGAATGTCATTTTCATCGTAAAAGAGGATTTAAAGATTCAGTGGGACATGAACAATTCCCCTCTGTACTTTAGAACCTACCGCAATGCTTTACAAAGAGTAGACCAGAGAGGTTTATCTCAAGAGAAAGCCGATGTAGTTTACGTGAAAGTAAAGATTGCTAGTGATAAGCAGAAGCTAGTCGAGTTCTTTAACCAGTATAATGGTAAGCCTGGTGCTCTATTGACTTACCACAATGGATACTTAGTAGACAATACTAACTATCTATCCAATGTACTGGAAGGTGACATTGTAGAAATCATCTACGATTCTACCTTGATTAAAGCCATTGAAGTCAAGCTAGGGGAACTTCCTACCTTTAAATCTAAAGCAGATGGTATTCGTAAATACCTTATCACGCATGATAAGTCTTATAAAGACAATGTATTGGAATACCTGGATGACTGCGACTTCTACCTCTGTGCTTATCCGAAAAAGACCCCTTTGTTATTTAACGGATTACTGCTTCATCGTAATCACGTCTCTAATATCCGTCAGGTAACCAATAGTGATTACTCGATTTCGACTAATCTCGTATCTGAACACCTGATTGCTCACCAAGACCTGTTCGATGAGCAGATTGCTAACTTAACCTTTAAAGTCTATTACCGTAAGCAATACGGTAATAAGAAGATGCCATATAACGCTAACCGTATCCACGAGCTCAATCGTTTGCCTTACGTGAATCGTGTAGCGGCACTACAAGGCTTAAGAAGCAATATTGACGAATGGCGAGCGGATAATCTAGAGAATTCAGCTCTAATGAAGCTGATTAGTAAGCCTAAACCCATTTGTAACCTAGAAGAGGTACAAGATGCCTACGGTTATAATGCAGCGACTTACTATACTGGTTTATCCGTTCATTCGCATGAAGAATTCATTAGCGATGGTTTAGGGGGTTATCTAGTCGATGTACCTTACTCTTATCGTAAACTCGTCACTGTATTCGAGTACGATAGTGAAGGTAAACTCCTGGTGTGGAGACGATTAGAGAACGTGAATCAGTATCCGGTAGTAAATCGAGATACTAAGTTAGTAGAATTCGTCTCTGGTATCGGTACCCGTCAACCTGAAGACCATTACGGTAAACTACAGGCAGTTGTACCAGAATACCAAGAACACCGAGTATTCGCTTGCTTGAAGAATCTAGAAACCCACCCTGAGAAATGGAAAGATGTTACTGCTACTGATGCTTGGTCTTACATTACTGATGCTGATGGACTTCGAAATGTTTTAATTAAAGGCAATGCTGAGTACACTAAGGAGGAATACACCTTCTTAATCCGTACGGATAAGAAGTTCTTGTGTCAGGATATTGAAGTCGACATCAGTAGGGGTTTACTGCAATTCACCATGAACCACCACATTGCAATCAATGGTAAAGTATCCGGTAAACGAGTAGAAGTGCCTTATGGTTATCTAGACGTCTTCTTAAACGGCAGTGCCCTAATTGAAGGTATTGACTACTTTGTAGATTTCCCCAATGTGGTGATTATCAACAAGGGTAGTATTAATCCGTTTAGCATGAAGCAGAAGATCACCTACCGAATGATGGCTTTCCCTGCTACCGAAACCATTAATGGTGAATCCATTCTAACTGGTATTAAAACCAATCGTCAGGTAGGTTACGTTAATCACTATCGCGTCTCTCGCAATAAGCAATACGAGATATTCGAAGATAAGAACTTCTTGATTAAAATCGGTAATGGAATCATGGATAAATCCAAAGTCGGATTTAGTGAGGACAATACTGAGATGAAAGAGAGGAAGGAATACCTGGAAGGTAAGCCTTACGAAATTCGTGATGTGATTGTACCGAAACGGTTTACGTATCCGAAAGACACGTATCAGTTCAAGAGAGAATCTGATGAAGTCGATAGAAAGGTGTCTAACTACCTCAATCAGTTTATTGAAGAAGAGCCTTTTAGCAGCAATCCTGCTATTATTGGTAAATACGAAATCTTCTCTCCTCTGTTAAGTAAACTCTTACATGATTTAGAGAAGAAACAAGTCGATTTCCCAATGGATAGGTTCTTTACCAATCAGGAGCTGATTAACTATATTTCCACGAAGTATAGTGCTCTATTTAAGGTAGACCCTTACTATAGAAAAGAATCCATCTCCTTTAAACACGTGGTGATTCACCCTACCCACCGAAGAGTGGTAACGACACTGAACTTCCATCAAGCGAGGTTCTTCAGGCGGGTAGTAGAAGTCTTCTACGATAACGCTATCGAGACTTCTCACTTTATTCGTGTATCTGACTAATCACTCGTGTTTCTGATTAACATTTCAATAAAGTCACTACCTTACTTTGGTGAGTAAGGTAGTACTTTCTTATTTCAGGAGTATATTCAACATGCCTCAGTCTAACCTACCTATCTACTCCAGAGGGATTGGTGGTCCTGCACCCATTGTGGGTACAGATGGTTATCCGCCTATTGTAGACGAAACACAAGTCTGGAGAAGATGGGCATTACACGACATCTTCCTAGGTCAGGAAGGTAACAACAAATACGTACCTAAGGTCAATGACTTCGTAGAAGACATCAATACCTTAATCGTTTATCGAGTAAACAGCATTGATGCGACTACCCTGGTACCAGATTTGGTACAATTGAGTAAGTCAACCACCAATGACTTAACGACTACTGAAATGGGTCGTTTCTTTGCTGGTGGTACACTGGCTACACCGTGTGCCAGACAAATCTTCTACGATGATTCTGTCATTCGTCCTACACTCACTGTACCAGCACAATTCCATATTCAGGGTAGCTTGCCTCACCACGCTATTGCCTTTAAAGGCACGATAGCTGGTGCCGGTGGTACACCGATTTCAGTGAGGTACGATTCCTCCTTTAATCCGATTTCTAATGCTATTCCATTAGAACCTATCCTACAACAAGACCCGAATCTACACACCCAGTGGTTCTTACCTCCCTTCTATACCTCTCATCGTCTAGATGAAGGAGAGATGATTCTTATCTTGGTGTACGATGATAAAGGTGGTGTACTCTCTAGAACCAACTTCATTGTAGAGAAGTCTGCTCTTCTAAGAGACGTATCCGATGCAGATAAGTTCATTTCTGCTATCTCTTTAGAATCATTCTACATTGATTCTAGCGATGAAACCAACCTCTTAATCCCAGAGAACATCTTAAAAGACTCCATTAACCTAATGGGTAAAGTCTTCTATACAGATGGCTCTACCATGACTTATCCGGTAGATGGTAATAAATTCGAATTGCTTTACTTAGATAGAGCTTCCGAATCTACAGTTACTTCTAAGGGTACATTGGTACTGAAGTACTATCTGGCTAATAACGAGAAGTCTGTACACGTAGTGAATAACAACAACCGTTACTTCATTACCCGTTCTTACCAGTACACCATTATCGAGAGAGATGGTTCTTACTCAGTGAAACTCTATCCTGTACCTCGTTGGGTGAATGACAATATTGGCTGGCAATTGGATTGGTATCTGTTTACCTTAGATAGAAACCAATTCTACAATGTAACCAATAGCGTGTACATTAACCGTAACTCACCTACCCAGCAACTCAATGGTAAGCTCTACGGACCTACCCAGCAGTTGAACGTAAGTATTGACTTAGGGACAATCAATAACTCCTTTAGACAGTACGTACACCCACAACAGGTAGACGTGCGTTTCTTAAGAAATGCAGCTGACCAGACTGATGATAGGTGGGAGATTGGTTTTGAAGCTTATCAAAACCCAGCCTACGGTAAAGGACTACACCTCTTAGTGAAATCCATTGCTACCAATAGCAATGTAATCAATATCGCTAATAGCTGTACTACCCTAGATGACTTCTTGAACAAAGTCTACTACACTACTTTACCGCAATATCGTACTAATCGAGAACCTAATGCGCCCAAACCCAATATGTTTAAAATCATTCTGGGTGACAACAGCATCGAATTCCCGATTCGTAAGTGGAATGAAGACCTGACTATTCCATTCGATATTCCGGCTACCGCTACACCGGTTATCCTCTGGTACATTAATACTACCGATAATGACCTCTATCTGTCATTGTCACCCTTGCCAGTATTGATTGCCTGATAAAAGAAATGGGACTCAATACCTTATGAAAAGAACAGTCCGGGGCGGTTCCGGATGGTTCCTATAAAGAGGTCGTTTGTCTGTCGTGATGAGCTGTTTTGTTTACGGAATTGTTTTTCAGTTATATCACGATAAATCCTCTAAGATAAACAAGCAAAACGGTTGTAAGTTTTCCCATAAACAACATCGTTGAGACTCCTTTCGTAGTTGATGAAAAAAGACGATATACACCCCTCTACCCTCGCAACAGGGGTAGAGGGGTGTATTAGTCTGTCTTACCTATCAGTTTAACCAGTAATCTAGGTCTAATCCCTTACTATTACCGGTACCTGTCAATAGGTTTTCAAATCGAGAAATGTCCCTATTATTGTAAGGATTCAATCCCAATGAATCAGTGTTGACATCAGCTAAACCTTCAATAATGTCATTGACCATATTGGGTTGTTTCCTTAAGGTAGTGAGTTTCTTCCCTTCTTTCAAGTCGTCAATCATGCCAGAGATACTCATTTGTTCTCTGTTCTCTATCGATAGCTTACTCTCTAAGTATCGAATCTCTTTCTCCAGTTTAGCAAACTCGAAGTAGTTATCCGTATTACTCATTTCGTTATAGAGATTAGTAATACTCTCTTTTAAGCTATCTTGTTCTCTCTTCTTCAGTATGGTCTTAGCATCTAATACTTCACCTGCAAAAGCCACTTCACTTAAGAAACGACCTCTATTAATGTCGTAGTATCCTGTTTCTCGACCATTGAAGATAAACCAACAAGCCAATAACCAAGCAATCACCATGTCATCATGACCCCCTTTAGGGTGGTCAATTCGTCCATTTACAATCACTAGGCTAAGCAATTCATTAATCAATTGGTTGTCTTTTAGCTTATCAGCAGAGATGTCAATCGCTCTAAATAGCGTTTCGTTATAGAGATTATCACGAGAGTACTTACCATAACCAGATGTCGTATAACCAAAGGTATTTCTGTGTTGGTTAGCGATATTCATTCGGTTAGGGTGAGAGTCCATTAATTGGAACTTACGTGGGTCTGATGATTTCTCTTGTACAATGGTATTGAAGATTCGTCTAAATGGATCAATACCATGGGCAGGTAGGGTTTCAATCAAGTAATCAATAATGCCTTGAGCACTGCTTCTGTTCTCTGGAATAATCATGACTTTACGGTATTTCACCATGAAGTCACTTAACCACTGCGAGAACTTATACAAATTCACTCGATTAACGGAAGCCGTACCAATGATTTCCAGGTTAGTGGCGTCAACGAATACCAGACAGCTATTGTCGTTATTCACCATGTTAGAGCTATCAATACCAATCACGACTGGTTTCTCATTCATGATTTTATCGATTTCATGTGCGGTGTAATACCATTTAACATGGACATAACCAGAAGCATCGTGAGCACTGGGTTCTATCTCACTTACTTTCATCATCTGGGTTTGTTTTACGTTAAATGGAGAAGATTCCATCTCGGATACCCAAACGTTAAGGAAGTCTTTCAACAAGTTAGCACCAGTAACACCGGCACGAGACGCATTTTCAGACAACCAAGCATCGTCTTTACCCAGTTGTTTGTGGGAGAATACACCCGTTACAGCGTAGATACCGTTCTTAGCAATAGCCGACATGGGGTTGGACCCAGCTCTAACTCTTTTCTCTAATTCTTCCGCATCTTTACAATCTAACAACTCTTCTGTCCAAGGACAACCTTCACTATAGAGTTTATAAGCATAAGCTCCGTAATCAGTGTCCTTAGAACCAGCTGTTGTTGCAATGACGCACCCGTAAGGCATTCCAGCTTCCCTTGCCTTTTCGATCGCCGCGTTCTGAGAGGCTGAAGCAGAATTGAAACTTAGAGATAGATTAAGACAAAATGCCGCCTCATCCACCAGGAACACATGGCTACTGAAACCACGACCTACACGCTCAGCACTTTCTGGTTGTGCCTGAGCAATACCGGTATTGAGGTAACAATTTCTCTTCTTAACAGTAATCAATTCACTGTTATCCGCATCCATTTTAGTTAATGGATTTAGATAATAAGGGTAACGTCTAAAGGAGTTCTGTATTCTTCGAATGTTTTCTGCCCTCAGTTTGCTGTCTTTAGTCATGAGGAAAACTCTCATGTCCGTCCAGAAGAACAAACACCATTCGCTTATCTTGTCAACTGAGCTAGATTTACCTAACTGGCGAGCCATTACGATGAAGTAACGAATATGGTTTAAGAAACACCACCACAATGATAAATTACCACGATTAGCTAAGTAATAGTTGTTACCTGATGTGTTAGGTGCAGTGGCAATCTCTCTAACGAAGTACCAGAAGTTGTTCTTACATTCTAGGGCAATCCTAGCCATTTGCTCCATGGTTAGGTCTGGTGAAAATGGGTCTACTCCTTGTAGTGTTCTATCGTGTAAAGCTAGATGGAAATAGTAGTTCTTCAATCCCATCTTCTTATACACGTTAGCCATGTCAATATAGCTTTGGTTCCTGGTCTTAGTATCCACTATTGCTTCAGGATACCTATTCCAGTCATCTAGAAATAAAATAGTCATTAGTCTTTCCTTACTTGTAGACCAAGTTTATACAACAAAATTTATACGCTGTTTTAAATCATCATATGGAATATTTTTCAAAGATTGACTAACATGTACAGTATTTCGGAACTGAAAGCGAAAGGCTTTAAGGAAACTATTAGTGATAACGAGAGGACTAACTTCCCTGGTTACTGGATTAATAAAGAAGGCGATGTCTATAGTACCTATACCAATAAGTTCTTAAGAGTACTAGGTAAGAATGAAAAACAGTTTGCTTACCACATCCCGACACCTTGGGAAGATGGTTATAAGTACACTACCTTAAATCGTCTAATGAACGAGTACTTCCCTAAATACGATTTAAAAGAGTTTGTTAAGATAGGTCCAGAGTACCCCTACCATTACATCAATAAAGACGGTATTGTTTATAGTGAGTGGACTGAGAAGTTCATTTATCCTAGAGTGAATAAATATTGCGATTTTCACCTACGTAACGAGAAACTTAAGAAGGTGAAAACAGTAAGACAACACCACTTACTACTAATGGCTTTTAGACCAGAAGAGTTTAAAAAAGTGAGTAGAGGGGTTGGTACTCGAGATGAGAATGGAGTGAGATGGTCTGTAGACCACATTAATGGAATCAAGACTGATAACCGACTAGAGAACCTAGAGGTAGTTACCCAGAAAGAGAATTGCTTGAGAGCTAGTGAGAATGGCCTATTGAAGCAAATGAAACCAATGAAAACTAGGGATTACTATACTGGGGAGATAAAGAGATATCTATCGATAACCGAATTAGCTAACGATATTGGTATCGATCACTTCGCTTGCCAGGAGAGACTGAAGAAATCTAAACTCAAGTTCGGTAGAATTGATAACCGACTATGGAAGGAAGGTATTCAAGTTAAATACGATAACGATGACACTCCTTGGCCAGAGCCAGTTGATATATTAGGTGCAAGATCAGATAGAGCTTTCCTAATCAAGGACTTTAAGGTTTCACCTAACCATGAGAAGATTGTGCCTAACGAGGAATGGTCGTAAAGGTAATGTAGTGGCTGTCTATAAAGACAATGAACCCGCTACAATATTATTACCAATGCCTGGTTCACGTAACTTCTTAGGTTTAGATAGCAAACGAGTATACGATTTCTCTATGCGTAGTAATCGTTATAAAGACTACAACATAATGCTTTATCAAGACTACGTTAGAACTGAACACTATAAGAAGTTTAGATACCAGAACACCTTCGATGTTACACAATTCCCTGATTTGAATAAATGAAATTATACTCTCTAGCCTGGTTAGGTGGCTAGAGAGTATAAAAAACTATGATGAATTCGCTATATAGATAGGAAATCTACTATGTATAAACACGTAAAAGACGTATTTAACGATAAGTGTAATCTATCATTCGATACGAAGTTTACCCAAAAGGTAGAGCGTTACCTTAACCAATTAATCACCAAGTCTGACGAAGATTCTCAGTTTTGGGGTGGTCCTCTCACTGGTACCCACAAAATCACATTCACGAATAACGATAGAGGTAGGTGGTTTGAAGAAATCCTAGGGATTGACGAATCCGATGTAGAGGATGATTTAAACCTGATTATCGATGCAGTAAAGTATAAAGTAGCAGGAGACCCTTTATCCTTATCCTGTGTTTGGTTGTGTCATTCTCTTTGGAATAGTGGTAAACTCTCTAAGGAGAAGAAACAGAAAGCCATGAGTGACGTGATGATGGTTATGTGTATTCGCTTCTTGACTTCTAGAATGAATCGCCATTGGCCATTTCCTTGCTCTAAGGCTGTAGCAGAGGCTACCTTAGCCTCTATGTCTAATCGCTATGCTATTAAGCGTTTAGGTAACTGGTTAGCAGTAATACGAGAAAGAGCTGATGACACAGTAGACATGGTAAACGGTATCCACAAACATGCGATTAACCGAATGGATATCGACATGAAGTCCTCTGGACACACCAACTCAGTGGTTTATGTCGTAATCGATAATGCGACACGTATTAAAGAAATGCTAAAAGGTATCTACAATCTGCAGAAGATGGTACAAGAATCTGGACTGAAGATTAACAGTACTTCAGCTACCTACATTGAAACAGATGGGGAAAGTATTCTTAAGGACAAAGAGCAATCTTTGGAAATCTATAAGAATTACCTAAATGACATCATTGGGGATAAACCTAGCTTTATTAAACTAGACTTAGTAAGTATTATTGAAAATGCCAATAAGACCATGCCTCCACAGATGTTTAGAAACACTTTAGGGTATATCTCCGATGTCTACTCCAAGAACAATCAAGACAAGATTGAACTGAGTGACTTGATTGAAAGAATCATGACACACTTACTGGTTTACTTATACAGTAACCGTAATGCCATGAAGAATAAATCGGATATCCCTGGTTTGTTATCTAAGTTAAAAGGTATTTATACCTCCTCTCGTACTACTGATCCTTTATTGCTAGGGATTCGTGATGACATGGAGAAAGTAGTAAAAAGAGCAACTAAAGTCAAATCCACTTCGGCTATTGCTGCTACCAGAACAGGTATTTTGTTATACATCGTACTGAGGGCTTTCACTCGTAACTATTACTCTTAAAAGTAGGAGAAAACCATTTCTTTCACCTTTAGGAGTAATCGATGTGTGTTATTGAGAAACTATTGACTAAGGTATACACCATTAGCGATGCTTTTCTAGGTGAGAAGAAACTAGAGTTAGTTGAGCCTGATATCATCAACAGGATAGACTTCCACACCAAAATCGGTAATAATCTCAAGATTATCGTGGTGAAGAAACAGTACATCTACAGACGGAAGAAGAAATCCTTATTCCGTAAGCAAAAGAAGATTAACTGTGTCTACGAAGTCTATGCTGAATTCAGTGAGAATATGCCTAAATTACTTAGTGATATCCTTACCGAGAAACTCGTCTTACCTCAACTACTCAATTCTCTAATCAGTGAAGAGAAGCAGGTTAATAGTGTCGTTAGTGCTTTTTTGGATATTAAGCTGAAACAGTTTAATAAGGTCATGAAAACCCCACATAAGTCCTAATACTACTCAGTACTCTCTATTTGGAGTACTGAGTAGTAGTGGATTCTATTTAAACTAGGGTCTATATCATTAACATGACAAAGCAAACCTAATAGCTGTTTGCTAATTGTTTATTCTATAGTCTAATGGTAGTCTATTTATAAAACACAAAAAGGCTCGAAGACCCTTTATCGAGGGAAACGAGAGAAAGGAAACTAAAATGCTGAATCATGAGATGGTTTCTTACTGTTTCAAGAAGTACGTAACAGATCGGTTCGTTAATCAGAAACCGAAGTTCTTCTTGAAAGACATCTTAGTAAACCATGAAAACTGGAAAGGTGGAGATATCTTGTCTTTTGTCGTACAAGAGACATTAGGTACGGCTACGTACCTGGAAAGAAAGAAACTGATTGTAGAAGTCAATCTTCTACTAGAGGAGTTCTACAAAACAGCTAAAGACGATGACCTTTTCACTAGAGGCATCAATACGGTTGATTATTATAACCATACCCAAGAAAAACCCGATACTGGTGACGATACGGAAACCGGTTTCTTCGATATCGACTATGCTTCTAAAGCAGATGCCGAGCAGTTCTTCCTTATTTCAGTAATGCTCTACTACATTGGTTTTATCCAATACGTAGTCAATGCCAATAGCAATAAGGCCTACTTACTGAAACTGAAGAACATGCTACATGATAAACTGATGGAAATCATTGACGTTAGCTTATCAGTAGTAACAAAATCAGAACAGGTAGCTGAGGAAGGCATTCATTTAGAGAGCCACTGTGTATTCTTAATGGCTCTGTATCGAGTGAAATACCTGATGTCGACTTATCCTAAGTACAAACACGCTACTCGTGATGCTTACGATGATTACATCAATAGTACTCAGGATTACGATGAGGTAGATGAGAACATCATTACCATGGCCTCTGATAAGTTGCCTAATAACCTAGCTCAGTACTTTGTAGAAAACTACATGGTACTGGCGATAGAGTTTCAGGTTGACTTATTAGACGAGTTCTTCAATGTAAGGTTCTTCTAACATGGGAAAAGCGAAAAAGGATTTATCCACAATCAAGTACGTATTGGACTTCTCTAGGGGACCCAGTTCTGAATTACTGGAGAAGTTCAATTACTACAATTACGATTTAATGGAAGCAGTCATGGCTGATAAGAGTGAAGATAGTTATAGTTATCGCTTAGATGCTACTGGTACGCTTCGCTCTTACTGCTCTCCTCGTTATGGTTGTTATGCCAATATACTGGGTAGATGTATTTCTCCCTTAGAAATGGATGAAATAGTCAGAAACCTGAATAGGTACTACAAGGATATAGGGAAAGAGAATGTAGAAGTCCTCTATACCAGTACTAATGTGGCTAAGATTCCTCTAAACATGAAACCGGTATTTGGTTATGTCGGTGAAAGTGGTGATGAACTCACTCCAATTAGAGTATACTGTATTCGTAATATTGTGGTACAGGCAAGAGAGTATATCCGTAGCTTCATTTACTATCAGTTCTATCGTGAAGACTTGTGCGAAGAGGGTAAAATGGCATTTGAAAGGATACTCCTTACTTTACCCGAAGATGTCAGTAGAAAGACAGCTAAGTTCTACTCTAATCAGTTTTGTTCATTGAGCGAACTCCACCGACACATTATCGATAAAGAGGTAGGTGTTTCTAAATACCATTCAGCTCTTCGTGGTGACGTAAGAATCACCATGGATAGCTTTAAGGTAATGGAGGATTACCACGTCGAACAAGAATACGCCGGATTTAAAGAATCTGGTAGGCCACTTAATTGATTCATTCTACTCTCTACCACCATTAGGTAGAGAGTAGGTGTTTATTTATTCTATTGTAAAAGGAATTTCTTTATGTCTAATGAAAAGATTGTTTTGGATCTAGATAAAGGTTTAAGTGCTGAGCAGACGGCATCCATCCCACGTCTCTTTAAGGAGAGATTGGAAGAAGTCGTTACTGGTAACCCAGAAGACATCAGTGCCATTCACTTAGAAGATGAAATCGACACCATGGTTCTAATAGGTAAGAGTGGCAATGCTCTCTGTAGACTTGTCACCATGTCTATTTTGGAAGATGAGCAAGAGTTCATCTTCGAACGAATGAAAGACATGGTTAATAGGGATATCTCTAAGAAGGACATAGACTTGATTTCTGTCTATAACATTGCCTATAGGAACGGTGAAGAAGACCCATTTATCTTCTATAAAGATAAAGAAACTGGTGAAGAGAAACCCATCTACGGTTTCTGTTACAAAACCGTTACCGTGGCGGTGAAAGATGATCACTATGCCTTCAATCTCTTCTACTTTATTCCGGAATACTCGCCTGAAAACAATTACTCTGTAATCCGTACAAAAGGCAAAGTGCACCACAATGACATCGCCTGTATATCGAGTTCAATGAAAATCGGAGAAGATGAGTTAGAGGTGGTTAATGCAATATGGGATTATCTATCACCTGAAGAAGTTGATGTCATCTTCGAGAATGGAGGTGTATACGAAGTACCTTGTTCGGAATGTATCTCTATTGATTACATTCTCTACGTGATTGATTCCATGGTCGATAGCCAGAATGTATCTAAAGAGGAATTCCTGTTCTATATTGACAGTGAAGACAAACCTGAAGGGTATCTAAACTAAAAAGGAGTTTATTCTAATGTTAGTAAATGAAGAATTAATGGACATTGAGTGTGTCTACAATGTAGTTAAAGGACTCAATTGGGATAACTTCAAAGCGGTTACTCTCTATATTGACAGTATCACTGGACCCATTACGGAAGCCGAAGACTGTGAGGAAATCACCTTCAATAAAGAAGCTGGTTATTCTGTATTCCATTCACCGACCAAAGGTAGCTGTCTTTATACCGATTAACTTTCCGTTCAGGATTTTGAAATGGATGAGTTATTAAGACAAACAGGTGAGGGTAAACCAGTTAAAGAAAGCGATATTACTATCCGTGCTGTCAATACTATCTTTTTCAGTTTACCAGAAGGCATGAAACCTAAGGTAGCTTATACCGTAGATGAAGAAGGTATGATGTATCCTGTTTACGCCATGATGATTAAACGGGTAGTATATAGCTACAAGAACCAATCTTGTATCGTTATCTTTATCCAGACCACTCGTGAGTATAAACCAGGGGTGGATTTGAATGATTTCGAAGAGGAAGGTGGCTACAGTGTGGATATCACTACTCTTTACCTCACTGCTGGTAAAGACACCTGGAGAACCGAGCCTGCAGTAACCAGCCTTCGTTCTGAAGAGTACAAGAAGTACTACGACCACATTAAAGCCCAAGAGCAGACTCAGGGTGAACTCAGTGACTATGCTTCTAGCGTAGGGTACTGGATAAACAAGATAGCTGATTTAGTAGCTAATCGGTAATAGACAACACTACTCTACTCTCCATTACGGGGAGTAGAGTAGGAGTCTTATCATTTCTTTTTTTACTTTAGAATGTAAGTAGCGAAGACACTAACGTGGTCAGTCTTCCCCATGATTTCGTAGAGCTTACTGCTCTCAAACTGGATTTCACTCAATTCCACGTCTTTAGGCAACACAATCACTAAACAAACGTGTTTACCTTCATTAATCAAAGCTTCTGCTTTCTCTAAGACGTAATCAGGTACATTAGAGTAGTTTACCGTCATGACAACTGTATCCTCTACTCCTTTACATACTCCAGCTAACTGATAAGCAATATCGTATAGACCAATGCCTTCTACACCATGATTTAAATGCTCAATAGCCAAGTGAGTATCTTTAATCGTTACCTGGTGATTATCGATATTCGTAATCACGTCTTTTCTACCTAACTGGTAATCGTAAGTCGGGTCATTAGGGTCACCTAAGTCTCTTCCCAATGACTCTACCATGTCTTCTTCATGCTCAGCGTCTTTAGCGTAGATTTCATTTAGCTTAGCGCTGACTAAAGAAGCAAAGTCACCGTACACTGGTACAGTCTTAGCTTTAGCCCCGTATAGTGATAAGTCATGGGTGAATGACTCTACTGACAATTCATGGATAAAATCCAATCTAGCTACTGCTTTTACTTTCATTTTCAATAATCCTTAGATTAGATTAGATTAGAACTTACTGAAGAATAGAGGTCGTACTTCATTTTTAGGTCAGATAGCCATCCAATCTTAGAAGCTTTCTTCAGTTCTTCTAAGTACAGTTCATTAGCGTCAGCAAAGCTATCGAGAAACTCACTAAACGCTCCTAATTCAGAACCACCATCTAACTTAGCCTGATTCACTTTAATCTTCAATTTGTTATAAATAGCGGCTTTAGTAGCCAATACAGCTAACTTCTTAAAATAAGCTGCTGCTGTCATGTTTAAACTGTTTAGATTACTATCGTGCTCAATCAGTACTTCAGCGTAAGTACCAGGAGGCAAGTAAGACATTCTTCTAATCCTAAAGGCATTAGGAGAGATCATCTCACAGCGAGCATTATAATTTAAAGAAACCGATTGATTGGAATTAGCCAGTTTCTGTGCAGCAGCTAATATACTGCTACCAGCTACTGTAGCGGTATCAGCGTAGATACCATTCGGATAGATGTTAACGGTATTGATACCCAATACGGTCAGTATCTTGTAACCACCAGTTACTTTAGGTGGTACCGTTACCACGTAGTCCATTTCAGATACCCTCTCTACCATACACTCTTGTAGAGGGATTTCTAGAGTACGAGCGTATTCCACATTTAAGTCAGGCATTAATCTACGTTCGAATACTTCTGCAATCAGTACAGCATCTTCATCTACTGCAGACCAAGGGTTTTTACCATATCTAGAAGCTAAGCAAAATTCAGCCACCAATTCCGCTGGTATCGAGGATTTTATTTCGCTCAGGCACAAACTCAACATTGACATTTACTTTATTCCTCCGTAAATAAGGGGTATTTTAGTTCATACGAATCCCTTAGAAAATGTTCTATATAACGACATTCTAAAATAGAATAAGCCTATATTATTATCTTGATGATAAGAGCGTTATCAGGTTCTTACCTTGGTGAGGTTCTGATATAAGCTATCATTACCATGAGTAGGCAATCGTATTGCTT